TACGTACCAGTATCTTTTTTAACATGACACAAAAGCTTACCATTTACAAAATGATACTCGACAACAGCATAGTCGTTGCCATTAAAATAATCTTTAACTATTTGTTGGTTGATCATTTGTCATAATACAATCGAATGCTTTTAGCATTTCTTTCATAATCTTTAAATCGCGATCTGTTTTAATATGATCTTCAATTTCAATAATGTTATTTCTAACATCGATAGTATAAGAAAGATCAAATGAACTATATACTGAAAATAATTCATTTTCATCATTTATATATTTATATAATTTTACTACTAAAATTTTAACAAGATCGGAATCGAAAACATCGACATTGCTAATTTTATAAGTTTCACCTAAACAAGATGTGACTTGTTCGCCAATTAGCCAATCAACATGCTTAACAAAATTGCTTAAAAATTTAGATTTTTTTAATGCGATAATCATAATTATTTTCCTTTCTTATAATGGAAACTATTTTTAGGTTGTACTAATTTAACAGATTTTCCATCGTTTTCGTAATGCAGATCAACAATATTTACATTTTGATAATATTTACAATCTAAATATTGATTACATTCTTTACGGTCAGGATCATAGGCATTACTACTTAATATAGATATACCTAATAATGCTGTTAATAATACTACTTTATATTTCATATAATACTCTCTCCTTAATTAACATAACGTAGATATAAAAACTATAATAATAGTAATGTGAACGTGGGCAATCTTCTAATTGGTTATATGCTGTATTAGCATTATATACCATTAGATATGGTTCACTACCAGGTTCTATTTCGTCGTTATAACACATTTCTTCTGTAAAATCTTCTAGAATTCTATCTAATACTTTATTCATTTTTTTATCCGAAGTTCTATAGCTAATAATATTAATTTATATGCATGATACCAAAACATATACTTATATTTACCTTTACTAAAAAGCATATATGACGGAATGGTACTAAGCTTATTATATAAATCCATATATCTAATATCATGTCTATTATCCTGAATAATATTAATAAATGTATTTAGCTCTTTGGTTATCTTATTCTTCATAGTTTATTAATTAAATTCAAATTAATATAATATAAATATAAATAATGTAACTTGTAATATCCACGATTTTTCATATAAAAATTATATATTTTTCTAATATTAATAACAGGATCTAGATATATATATTTTTTACAGCATCGTATTCTGAGTCTATTAAAAATTTTAAGTTTATATTGTAATTTGCTATTGTTCATTTTAAATCTTCTATTATATTTATAATATCGTAATCTTCGATTTCTTCTTGTGTTTCGCCAGCATAATATGATGGATCGTCATATAATGCTTCCATATTTTCTAAATAATATAGTTCGTCGGCTTCTATTACCGATATATAATACATTATATCTAAATTTAATAATTCGTAATAGGCTCGATATAATGCATTTCTATAGTTATTGTCGGTATAAATAACACTATATCTGAACTCTTCTGCATATTCATAATATACGACAGCATAATTTTTACTCATAATAATGTTAACAACAAATAATACCAATAATATAAATTAGCACTATATGTCGTTCCTTCTTTATCTTTATAAACTCTATATGAAAATATAATTTCTGGAGTACTTAAATTATCAAACGAAAGATATTTAGAATTATTTCCTTTATAGCAATTATCACTTTTTAAAGCTATATAATCGGCAAGCCTATCTAAATAATCGTTACGCATTATATTGCTCTTTCTAAGTTAGAACATAATATTAAATATAGATAATAATCATAATAATCTTCATATTTATGATTTTTATTAGTTAAAATATATATACGATATAATTTTTTAGCATTTGTTTCCATAACAAAACGTTTAAGGTTTTCATTAAATACATCGAATTCTATTCTAATTTGTATCGTAATAAATACTTCGTCTATTAATTTATCAGTTACCATATGAAATTACTATAATTTTGTTTAAAAACATTACCGTCTTTATCAATATAATATCCTATTGGTACAGACCATTGACTACGTGGAGCAATTTCTAGAATACCGTATTCATCGATATATGCTAAATCTAAATCTGTTAGACCTTTTCCTGTCATAATCTGATAATCAGATATAACACGACCATCTGGCAATAATTTATTTTTTAATAACATATTATAATTTGACATATTATACCTCCAATAAATCCGGAACTTCTACTATATATGGCATTATACTTAAATATATATAATAATGATAATACATATTGCTACTATATCTATTTTCGTTGCTATAATGTATTATATATCTTTTTGTTAAATTTTCAATATGAAGATTTCTTTCGATAAAATATTTACGATATTCTTTAACATTATATAGAGTAAAAACTCTGTTTAATATAACTGCTAATAATTTAGAAGTATCCATGTTCTAGGGCCCAGCTGCTAATACGATCATCATTCATTTCTTCGTCTTCAACACGCGATTGCATCCATTTTAAAATTTTTTCTCGTTGGAATGGTTGTAATTTTTCTAAGGTTTTACCATTATAATATTTGTCTAGAAAATAATTTAATGTTTTTTCTTTTAATGAATTTTCTATTAAGTAAATTTCTTCGATAATTATTGCTTCTTTTTCAGTCATATTATTCTCCTTATTAGTATATCATAACCTTTCATTATACCATAAAATACTTTTTTTTACAAAAAATTCCATTATTATTATTAAAATGTATAAATTCTTAAAAGCGGATATATGTTCGCTTTTATAAATTACAAATTAATCCTAACGACAAATAATAATAGTAATAACATGAACCATCAGTATACATATATTCATGATATTTTTCTTCGAAATTTTCGCACGTTAAATATTTAACAAGATCATTAGACTCATAATCATCGTACTTAAATACAGCTTCAGATAATTTATCATTATTAATTTTAATCATTGCATAGTAATTTCAAGCATATCGATAAATAAACCATGAGTGCTATATACATTACATTGAACGATATTATCTTGTTTATAAATAGCGCCGACTTTAAGATCTTTATTATTTTCTTTAAATTCATTAATAATGTCATGATAATTATTAGCTTTTTTAATTACAGATTGTTCTGGATTAAAAGTTCGTACTACGTATTTCATAATTAGACCTCCACTGGTTCGATCGTAATCGTACCGTAATCAAAATCATCAAAATCTTTAATATACCCGACTAATGCATTTCCTTTAGGATGAACATTACATACTTTAAGATTACTATTTTGTTTAACAAAATCACTAATAATAACAGATACATCATCTAATTCTACAGTACTATTAAGTCCTTTGAATTTAGAAAATGTGATTTTATGCTTCATATATTCCTCCTTTAATTTATTGTTTATCTAACACACTCAAATACATATAATAATGATAATATATAAGACCACAACACAAAATAATATCTTTATCATTTTTATCACGAATAATATATCCAAACTTATAATATTTATATAAGTTTACCGATACATTATATTTATTATCTTTATAATATGTATCGTATGCTACTTGTGTAATTTTATTACATGTTGCTGCGTTCATATATCGTTAACCATTAGCCATATATAAAAATAATAATACTTATGATCGCCGCCATAATATTTATTCAAAATTTTGTTAAGCATATTTCCTTCGATAGTATTCATATCTATTCTCCTTATCAGTAATTATTACTTACTATTAAATATATATAGTAATTATAATATAGCCTAGCAGAATATTCGCCGCTGCCTTCATTTACAAATACTATATGTTCTATTAAACAATTTATTAGTTCTTTATTTTTAATATTATTAATAATATTATATCTATCATTATCATCATATATACTAGATGCTTTAACAGTAATAATAAATGGTATATCATTCATATAAACACCATAACACTAACCAATAACTATAATATATCATGCCGTTAATTTCTACGTCGCCTTCGGCATGTACGACAAAATTCATTATCGTAGTAACTGGTAAACTAAGATTCTTCTGAGGTTTATACTTCGGATATTTTGTTTTTATTATCCAGGCCGCGTCGATAATATTATCGATTAATTCATTCTTATTCATATTTTTACCAATATAGTTAACCATATATAGTAATAATAGTATACGTTGGCACTATATTTTTCATTTTCATAGACATAAATAAAATGTTTTTTAAGAATATCATAACCATTATTATTATTAATGCTATAATATTTTTCATATTTATTGTCTTTATTAATTATATTAAAAAAGCTATACATCATTTTTTCAAAAAGTTTTAATTTATTCATATTATTCGTCTACCATTAAATACATTAAATACTGTAAATATAATTCGGCACTATATTTATAATAACTTTCGCTATATGCTACGATTATATTATCTAAATCATATTTTTTGCTTATATCGTCAGAATAACACATCTTTCTTGGCCGAACATATCGTATCCATTCATCATGGTCGACAATAGCATCGACTAAATATTGATTCATTCTCTACGCTCATTAACTCTTACATAACAAAAAAAGACTACGGGAGATTTCGGTGCGGAGCACAGACTTAAAAATACAAATATAATAGTCTAATTAATACACATATTATTATAAAACATAAAATTAAATATACAATTTTTAGTCGACTGTTATAATAATGCTCTTTAAATAATTTATTGCCTAATTTGTACAGTAAAATCATAATTACTGCCGATATTATTAAAATCATATTTTCCTCCGGTAAAATACAATACATATAAAAAATCTATATACGGATTTATAGATGACTTGATATAAAATAACATATACAAAATCGCCCGCATCTTCCCATTTAATAGTTTCTCTTTATTATATATCTTAATACATTATATAATAACATAATACATACTATTAATACTATTAATACTACAATAAACTATATATAATATTAAATACATATATTATTAAATACTAATAAAGCTATTAATAACATATATAATAACAATATGTATATAATACATTAATACAACTGTACGCGTATATATGACTAAATATATTATACTAAGTATATATAATATGAAAATATACTGTTTTTAACTATTTAAGACGTTTTTATGAATATTGTGGATTTAATAGATATTAATAGTCATAAACTAAAACAGCTAAAAATATGGCAAAAATACGAAACTTAGTTATTGCAAAATAAGCTGTTTTTTGGAGAATAAACGGAGATTATGAGTGTTGCGGACTTAATAGATTTTTAATAGTCATATGCAAAAAACTACCGTTTTTTAACAAAAAACACAACTTGATAACTGTTTCTACCTCCCCCCACCCCCCAAGGGAGCTACCTATACAGGTAAATAGTATATATAGGTAAAATATATATAGTCTAAACCAACATTGTCATTAAAATAAGCTGTTGTTGGCGCTCGTGAGGAGACGGCGGACAATTTAAAAAAATAATCCTTTATTACTATATATATAGTATATATAAGAGATAAATAAGAACTGTTAAGGGAGCAATTTTTATATACTTCGTTTCTAACCCTAAATAATTCATATACAACAAATTATTAAAAACCCGCGTCACTAGTACGCTTACGACGTTTCATTTAAGATTTTCGGAGTAAGCTATGGTAGGCGAACGCTTTTGAAAAAAGCTCGTATTCATAAATATACACATTCTGTATATTATGTTTTATTGTTTCCTATATATACCAAAACCAACACCAAAATTAAAAAAAGCCAGATATTATCTGACTTTAATTTTTTCTTATTTTTCAATTTAAAAATACCCATACTTTCAATTATGCATTAATTATGTATATTTAATTATTTTTACAAAATTGATTAACGATATGCCTAATATGCGTAATATACCGGTGTAACTACGTTACACCGCTTCAGTTTTTACAAATGATAAACAGTCAAGATCATAAAAATCTGAGGCTGTTTTTTTTATTGCTTATTATATATATAATATAATTAAATAAAAAATATTTTTTATTTTTGAATAACGACGTATCTAAACAGAGTAATATACCGGTGAACGCAGTTCACCGCTTTTGATGAATATGCGAATTGAACATTAAAAAAATAATTATATAAAAATGGCCCTTCGGGGTCTTTTTTATTTTTGAAAATATTTTTTTAAATTATTAACAACTCCGTGTCAAAGACACGTAATATACCGGTGAAACGAAGTTTCACCGCTTCTGTTGAAACATATATAACGGCCCCGAAATTAATTCGGGGTCTTTTTGTTTATATGTATATATATAATATATATAAAGAATACTAACAAAATGTTGGCCCATTTTAAAAATGCTCCAAACTCTTCCTCACGGAATTTTCTGCGAAACTCGAAAAGGATCGTACACGACGAACCATTGACGTTATATATTCTCTAAGAGAATCTAATAACTATTATTGGCGGCCAAACCAATTTCGTCTACTATCCATTCTTAACAGTAATGTCTCTTCGTTATTATTATAGTATTATATATATAAATGCTATAAAATAACTCGACTAAAATAAACGCAAGGGACTTTTAAATACCTTAGCTAGTAAATGAAATACTAAGATAACGGCGGATCCCAAACATAATTCCACCTACTTATTAGACGCTTACTAACTTCTAATACTTTGGTATAATTCTTATTAATAGTTATATATAATTACGCTTATATACATAAGACTATATACAATACTAATAAGAACCGTAAACGGCTTCGTTACGAGATATAAAAATTGATTGCGTTCCTCGCTTCGCAAGCTCCGCTCGCACACATCGGTATATATTTTCTTGATATATACCGATACGACACAAACGCATTAGATATATTGTTACGAATTCTAAAGAATACTGTTTCTCTTCGCAAGCTACATCGATAATACTATTCTTCAAACGAATTCTACATTTAGTTCGCTAAAGCTCACAACAAACCAATACGATCTCTACCATACTATACTATCGTATTGGCTAATAAATATAAATAGCTAAATAGTTCGCGGCGCTCACTATTCTTCACATTAATAGCTCTCATTTATATTATATCTAATATAAGATTTAAATCATTATAAACATTATTACTATTAAATACTAATAACATTTATAATATCCCACCCTAAAAGTTTTTAATACCTGTATATATACTTATATATAGAAAAACATTAACTAAAAACATATCTCTCTTTTAACAAAATACCGACGGCAGAAAATATACTATATATACTTATATATATGATACAGATACTCCCGGGCGGAAAATATCTAAAATTCTCCAGCCTTCAGCTTCCAAATTTTTCAGGCCGAATTTTCCTTCTTACTGTAAATAAGGATCCACACCGTATTTACTATATACTACTATAGTATAATATAATATACTATATCACGATATACTAAATACTCATCAATCCTTATTGCCTACCTAGCTCCTATAAGACTATATATACGCTTGCTACCGCTCGCTGACAAATATTATATACATACTCCGCTCGCTCCGGTCGCTGACGCTCCCCTCGCTCGCCCTATATATAATATACAATATATACTCTTATGATCGTCGCTTACGCTAGGACACTACAACTCGCTCCACTCACTTCGTTCGTTTCGCTCATCGGGAATACACTATATACAATTCGCTAAAGCTCATTATGCTTCGCTCGCTATCGCTCGCTACGCAACATACAACATATATATAAATAACTAATTACTCTCTTGAGAAGAGAGATAACAGAGAATCTATACATATACATATATATAATACATAACTACTCTCTTTGGAAGAGAGATAGCAGAGAACTACTACTAATAAATAATACAATACTTACTTTCTTAAGAAGAAAGTAAACAAAGAACATACGGCTCGCTTCGCTCGCCTGATACTATAATAATAAATACAAAACTACTCTCTTTAGAAGAGAGTACACAGAGAATACATATATACGCCCTCGCTTCACTCGGGCTTACTATATATAAAATTAAAACATCGTCGCTCGCTGGCGCTCGCTCCTTAACAATTCTTGGCGATCGGAAACGTAATCGTTCCGATAAAAAAAAGCAGTCACTAAAAAAATTAGCCCCTACCAAAAGTGTCCAAAAAAAATGGACTTTCGCTAAAGCTGACACCCGAATTACGCCATACGTACCCAGGCGGTATGCTTTTCGCGAATTATAAAAAAATATACATTTAGCTAATGCTGTAACAACAGTATCACCTAAATGTATATTCAACATAAGAAAAAATAAGGGTTTAGCCTAGAAGAGACAAACCCTGCCCCTCTAGACTAAACCCTATTCTGATGTTTGTGCCTTAAGGATATGACGCCAAACATCGAACGCCATACTCCTTGGATATTCATAATTATCTTATTAGTTCTAGTTAGGAATATCCCAAACAATAACTAGAACCCAAGGTTGCCACCTACACTCGCCCCTGGCAACTAGAGCAACTGCTATTAATATTTACCGACGGTTAATAGCAATCGTCCGCAACTGTTAAGCTCCTTCGCTAACAGTTTCGCTACCTACAGTAGCTTCGGCATTATCCTTGATGATTTCGATACCATCAGTATCTCCACCAGTAGAACCAAAGGATTTCTTGAGGTTTCTAAGCTCGTCGCTTACAGAGGCTTCTTTCCAAGCTTCTTTACCTTCATTGATAATAACACTAGTAGCACCCATAGCCAATTCGGATACCTTCTTCAAGCCTCCGAATAGACCTTTAGCACCTAGGCCTACGGCACCGATGCCCGCATCTTTAATAGTGTTGGTTTGACGGCCAACGAATTTTGTGGCTGTTTTGGTCCAGCCTGAAACCATTGTATTGCGTTTAACGCGACTGAATGCGTCAGTGATATCTTTAAGATGTTCATCACTAACTTCGACTTTAATGCCACCGTCAATTTCTTCGACGGTGCCATTATATTCAACCTGAATCTTCTCGCTCATATAAGCGATAACTTCAGGATTTCCATGCTTTAAGTTAAAGGTAGCCATTTGCTCCTCCTTTATCAATAAAAATAAAGGGGGCTAATGCCCCCCAGATTAGATGAGGTCCTCAGCGGAAACCTCAGTTGCCTTAATCTCACGAATGAGATTAAGTGTGGCATTCACGCAAGCCATTCTGTGCTTAGCGTTAGGCGTCGTTTTAGGACGCAACGCTTTGAGTTCGTCATTAACTTGAGCCACTTCATATGCATAGGAGCTTTGCACTCCATATGCTAATTTAATACCGTCTTCGGATACACCGCGGTCAAATTTGACCACGTCGCCAGCTTGGAGCTCTACTCCTTCTGGCACCTCAAGAGCATAACTGTGCTCTTGGCTCAAACGGCTGATGCGAAGACGCACACCTTGGCTTTGACAATCTTTGATTGCCATTGCCAAACGCTTGAACTGCTCGCGGTCTTCCGCGGAGTCTGCGTCCTTCATTACGTGGTCGGCTACTTTAGCCGGTGTCAAACCGTCCTTAATAGCCTTCATGATGCTATAACAGCGGATAGCGACAGCGTCGCTAGTTACCACTTCACCAGTGAACTGTCCGTAATTAACGGACTTGTTGGCGAACAGCTCCAAGATTTGGGCTACGGCATTACAGCCTTGACCCACATAGCTAGCACCTGCTGTTTCAATTCTAACAGGTTTGGTGTCACGGACACCATTTACTCCTGCTACGACAGCGGACATCATTTGCGCCCAACCGTTTTGGTTGGAGCCGAACAAATAACATACAACGTTAGCAAATTTAGACATAATATATGTCTCCTTTCTTTGAAAGTACCCTGACTGAACTTCTCAGGGTGAAAATAAAATCTCCTCTTGCTCAACACTTGCAAGAGATATCAAGGCTAGATAAGTCAATGCTCATCTAGCCCTCATATCTCCAGCAGACCTAACTACTGGAGAAGAGGAGAAAAGTATGAAAGGGACCTCCACACAGAAGGTCCCCGAAGAAGATTTCGCCCCGGAGGGCGTCCTCTCCCGTAAGGTTATAAAACCTTATATTAACTACCGTAGATGCATATATTGAGGTTGTTATGTATATGTGTCTAATAAAGGGAGGTATTATGAGTACACTGTACCTACGGTAGCTTATATAAAGCTTTATAATGAAAATAAATATAACCTTCTATTAATGAGAAGGTCACAGGAGATTTCGCCCCGGAGGGGAAACTTCAAAAGTTAACCCTCCAGCGAAATCATTACACCGCCTAGCGTTTTGCTAAGCGATGCTGTAGTACTGCCATTTTGACAGCACTACCGATGAACCAGCCTACTAAAAACCAAAAGATGCGGAAAGTAACAGGATTTTCCGCATAAAAATTTTCTAACCAGTTAATGAATTGTTTTTGTAACATGATATACCTCCATGTATAAATATAAATATTAAAATCAAATTTTAAGAAAGGTGCCGGCAATCTCTTACCAGCACCTCTTTGTTAGTCAGCCATGCCGCAATTACGGTAGCCGATTAAACTTCTAGATACAAATTCGTATCCTTCGTGTTCTCGAAGAACACTAAAAATTCCATCTGTGCTTTGGATGGATAAAAACTCCCCTACTGGGGACAATAGTGTATAACAGTACAAAGCTTCTACGAACATGATTTTCTCCTGCCGGTATTTTAAAGTGGAAACGGTCGCCACTAACAACAAAATTAAGAAAAGAAGAGAACCCCATATGAGGCTCTCTTCAAAAACGGGAAGCAGTGACGCATCACTGTTTTATGTTTATATACCGCCAGAATATTCATTCAGAATATCCTGACGGTCCCCCCGGTCGTGTATAATAAGCCACACCGGAAGAATTTTGTAGTCCCGCCGATTCTACTCCCTATGACTGCCTTTTCAGACAAAGTTAGGACGATATCGGCGGGTCTACCGCTCAGCTGAAAGATAACATTATATGTGAACGGCTGTGACCGCGAACTCACGCCATAACCCAATATGGACCGTCCACATATAATATTATATAATCGGGAAGCTCCTTTAACGTCCGGCTTCCCCCAAGGACGACCACTCAGCGTGTATTTAACGTCTCCGTGGTTCAAGACGATGAGAGATAAAAATCCCTCATAATAGATTTCGGAGCGGAGCGACAGATACATCTATCGCAGAACGCCCGATATCTTCACTAAAGACAGTCACGCATATATATGCATAACTGTCTCATAAATGATTTCGGGACGGAGTCCAGAAACCAACAAGAGACTTATATAGGACTTGCCCCGCAGGGGACCCTCCGTCAGGAGGCCCCCGGCAGGGAAAATCCCTTATAAATCTCAAATATAATTTCGGCACAGCAGTGCCAGAGCACATCTATCGTTAGAATGATAAACATACTCCTATATCTTCATATGTAATTGTTGTTCCTCCCACGTCTTACTTCGGCTAACGTGAGAGGGAGGACCCGGAGGGTAATTCTGATATTAAGCTTTATGACATAATAGTATAGAACTATTAATATCAGAATTACCACTTTTGATCGTAGTAAACAATATTTTATCTACTACAATTTTACCAGTAAACAATTTTCTATATTTACCGGCATCTTTGTTTCCTTTAATACTGTCAACTGTGATTTCATCTACGTCACAAATTTTGACAGTTTTACCAGCAAATTTACCTATGCGTTTAATAGCATAAATACCATCACCAGACACTAACTCGCCTTTAAGATTAATAGCACTTCTTTTTCTAGCTTCAGAACCAAGTAGGAATTCAAGCTTATCCTTCACTTCAATTCCTTCTTGTTCTAGTTTCTGGAATTTGTTAATGATTTTAGTAAAATCATAGCTACTTCCAGATCTTAAAAAGAACTTCCCGTCCATATCACCAGGACACTCTTCAGTGTCCATAATATGTTGGACAATAAATACGATACCGTTTTTGATGAATAGTTCGTATTCACCGTTGACACTTTTGTGTGTATAAAGACTTTCGTCTTCAGATACACCATCAACAAAGTTAATAACGTCACCGCGAACATATTCTCCATCAACAAATGAACCATAGCTGAAGAATGCTCTCCAGCCATTTTTGCGGCCACAAACCTCATGAAATTTCACAAGAGTTTCAGGAGCTTCGTGTTGGCATACTTCCTCATAAAGTGCGTCATATGGAAAAACTACTTCTGCGTAATTTAATCCATTTTGCTTAGACACTTTGTATGCTGTAGCAGAATTTTCTGCATATAGCATACGTAACATGTTTTGTGCATATGGAAGCACTGCAGAGAATGGAGACTCTGCTTTATATGAATCGTCCAATATAGAGTCTGCGTTTTTACAATCTGTGAGCGTCATGTTGATGACGTCAATAATAGACTTAGAATTTTTACTTTCTTCGTCGAATGGACTATCATAAGATAGGCCCAATTCCGCGATATATTCTTTCAAATATTCGCAAGAATTAGCCATAACGTTGTCCATTACATCATCCATTGCATCACGGATGATGATTTTCTCTTCATTATTTTTTGTTGTTTTTGCGTCTCTCATTTCTAAACTCCTTTTCTTCGCTTTCAGTAGCAAACACAAACAATCCTTCATTCTTAATGAATGAGACAAGGCTTGGATTGGATCTTCTCTTTTGAGAAATCCCGTCCATAAAACCCATAAACGGGCTAAATAAATCTAAGGCAGTTTTGGCCATATCAATGGTCATACCGCCAACAGCTGCGCCGATATGAACGCAGTCTAATAAATAATTCAAAATGCTGTCGTTGTTTCTATCAGAATCAATGAAAGCTTTGAACATTTGTTTAAAGAAAGCATTACTTAAAACACCTTCTTTAACATCTTCAATGTCAGAAAATAAACGAACATATTCTTTATTAGAATGTTCTTCTTGAATTTTTTCAAGATTTTTTCTGACTTTATCCATTGCTAAACTAGCTTCTTCTTTTTGCTCCAGGATAGAACTGATGAATGCTACAATTCTAGATTGTAGACTCATCTGCTCATCCACAGTGGTTGTCGTTAATTTTAACAGCATATGGAACGTTTTATTCAACATGTCATGACGACCACGGAAATTAATTAATTCGCCTTCACCCATTTCAGCTGGAATAGCTACAGAAAAGTTTTGGCGATTTTCAAAGAAAATAAGATCTGGACCGACAAAGATACAGAATTTATCTGTATCAAAGTCTGAGCCACCGGTACAGGATTTGAAATATTCAGATCCTGTTACCATGACGCAGTTCACATCCAACATTGTCAACTTCTCAATACAGTGGAAGAATCGACGCTCACAAATATGAATAATTTGCTCTTCAGATAATTCTTTTCCATTTTCTTCAAGTTTTTGTTTAAGCTCTTCAACCATTTTAGCAATGATTTCATCTTTTTTATTAATAAGATTTTTAATCATCATATCAACAGATAAAAGTTTGCCTTTATAGAATTCTCCGCAAGTTGGAGAACGAAGAGCTGCAAAGTTGATGGTACCATCTTCGTTTGCATATTTCTTCATTTTTCTATAAAGATTATTATGGATGATTGCTTGTCCTTCCTCAAGCACACCACCATCGATGTACTCGCGGAAAGGATCAACAACACCAACCAATAGGCGAGACTCTTTAGCAAGGGACCCCTTAAGATCTCTTGTCTTTTTCGTAACGTTTTTAGCGGCGCTATTAATCTTTTGATATGCCACCTTTTTATCTTCAAACAATCTATTACTATTCACAAATAATAACTTATCTTGAATAGCTCCATCAAAGCTTCCTTCGAAACTGTTGTGAATAGTCTCAATAACAGCATTCTGAATTGCATTCTCAAATGCAGCTTTTACTTTAAGATTTTTTACCTTTTTCATATCTTACCTCCTACAGTAAATTACGTTTTACCTCGTCAAGAGCAGCGTACTGGCTACCTTGAGCGCCAATACGAGCTCTTGTTGTGTGGTTGAATTTCATCACTATCAACACACGAGCATCATTATTTAACTTAATACGTGGAGATATTTTCCACGCATTAAGATCTAAAATAGATATACACTTACCGTCTGGATTCCCTACGACCCATGCTGTATACTGTTTTTCAGCCGTATCGATTTCCATCGGTTCATCACAGTATTTAACATTTTCGACAAGTCGAATAAACTCTTTCTCTTCTGTAATAGTTTCTTCACTTACAGGATAGCTCCCATCTTTAGAGCAATTCATAAGTCTACCTTGATGATAAGTATTTACTTCTTGAGATGGTAAGCCATATTCACGACAAAACCAGTCGTGATTGTGCCATACCATCCCATCAAAAGAGTCTTGTTTGTCAAAGGCTCTTTTAGCTACGAAACAATACTTGTCAAGATCGATGTGTAAACGCTTACCATCTACTTGACTGTGCCCAGATCTCGTTGCTAGTTTTTGAGCCTTGCCTGGCGTTAAATTAGTGCCTTTTTCATCGATGCCTCCAACAATTTGGAAGCATCTTTCCAAGTAAATGTCTGCATACGGCATGGAAGCCCAATTGGACTTACCTTGTCGTGCAGAGCTAGAAGACGTGTTGACGAACTTGCATCCAGTTTCTGGAGCGAATTCTTTGTATGCTTGAATACGACTTAATACTTCTTCGGCATATACACCACCTTTTAGCTGGATGATATCACCCATATCAATGGCAAAGACTCCAGGCAGAGTGTCGACTAAAGATGTTTGCTCAGCGTCCCACTCAACTTCTACCTTGAACGATATTTTTCCTGTTTTAACTGGCATAGTTTTAATATGTTCTTCTATGAACATACCTACTACTGATATTCTAGATAATTCTATATTCGCATATATATTATCTTTTTTATCAGTATAAAATTTATACGTTGGAATAGGCACAGACACCTTTCCTTCGATTGAATTAATGTTATGAAGCGGATCGCTTTTTGCGATATCCATCTCCTTAAATGCCATGAAGGCATATTTTTTGAACTCTTTTGACTTCAACATGCCTCTACGACATTGGTTAATTTTGGCATCAAATTCTTGTGCCTTTTTACTCTCAATAACTGCATTCAACACATTTAACAAGTTTTTCATTTTAATTTTCTCCTCCATGAATAAAACAAATAAAAATAGTTTAACGTCATTTCGGACAATATAAATATACAGATCTATTTAATTTGTTTGAGATCCGTATAGTGCTCAAATGAGCTATCGGCTGCGTGATTTTCACGCATCCATATTTTTGCGGCTTCAAGCCCATTGAATCCCTTGAACTTTGCAGGCTTCCCTTTCGTCAAAGCCTCACATTGAGCCCATGTCAAAACAAACCCCTCGAATTCAGGGCCAACAATAGCATAGAAGTTTTTATTTTGACCTTTCGGTCTTACGAAGCCACCATTAGCTTCGTTAACTTCTTGTTTTATTGTTGTATGCTTGGCCCAGAAAAAATCATTTTGTTCTGGCCCAGCAACAGCCATAATTTTATCGTTACGCTTAGAGAATACGCCGTAGAAGCGTTTATCTTTTTTGGATTGGCGTACTTCTGTTTCAAAGCCATGTTGCTTGTAATAAGAAACAGCAGCTTTGCAGAACACTTCCGGTGTACGTTTACTAACGTCCACTCTTTTAATAAATTCAGAAACAGAAATTACTTCGATGAAACATACATTAGTCATAATGACCTCCCTTGCCTTACGGCACAAATAATAATAAAGGGCATAAATATATCCCTTATATAAAAGCTATATCTTATATATATAATATAGCTCTTATATAAAGAATGAGTTAGTATTTATATAGCGTCCTAACTCACGACGCTCTCCTTAATAGTTCTCTACTACATTATATGTACAATATACAATGTAAGAACTATTAAGGATATTGACCATACTATAAACAGTATGAACATAACTATAACCTTGTTCATAGCTATCACCTCCTTTGCTATTGCTCAAGGTTATAGTGCTATAGTTTATAGTCATACAGCTGGACTAAGAGACTAGCGATAGATAGGAACGGCTATCTTATCACCAGGTCTGATAAGATAGCCTTGTGCACCTCCTTCCATCTTCTTAGATTCGGCCACTGCTGTTGCAGCAGCCTCTCTGATGTCATAGTCGACATCAGAGTTTTTGTTGGCATCGATTATGATACCATTCAATGTTTCACCTCCTCTCACTATATGGAGTTGATAAGAGACAGGTTGCACTGGTGTTAACCACCATGCAAATAAACCAACAACTACTACTACTGCCATTACTGTTACTATAACTTTTCTCATGATAATATCCTTTCCTCCCATTAATTAGATGTAGACATTGTGAAGGAAGTGTTTTGTTTTACACAATGTCTTAATCAAACTGACCCCATCACAATGATGAAGGTCATGACCAATCGACCATCGTTCGTCCCAAACACCACCTAGAATCAAAGGCGGGGGGGCGAACTTTGGTCGATAGGCCATATATATATAAAACACTTACCCCCTCTAAAAATTTTTCAGATTTCGGCTATAGGCATGCTTTTCTCATTTAAATACTTTTACTGAGAATATACTTATTTATAAATCTACTTTTCTATGATTCTTATCCATAAAAATATACCGACCACAATTTACATCCTTATGGCGAACATATGTTTGTTAAAAATAATAAAAAAAATAAGAGCCCTTAACGGGCTCTTACTTATAGCTAAGAAAGTTCGTTATAAAATCTTTTTTGACGAATGTTTTAAATTCGTTGAACGTCGCTTCTTCGCGTTTTTTACCAATAAATTCTTTAGCTAATTGTTTAGCTTGTTCTTTAAATAATAATGTCTGAATCTCGCCGCGTAGCGTATGAATCTCGTAATCGATATATTCGTAATTACGAAGTGATAGAAATTTAATTACGGCGATAAAGATATATTTCTTACGTATGTCTTCGACGTGCAAGCCTGGTTGTTCATACAGATAATTACCGACGATATCGTGTTTAATAATTTCTTTGATATTATTTTTTTTTAATCGAGTAAAGAACGTACTAAACGACGGATAATACATATCCACTAACGTATCGATATAATTATTAATCGACAAGTTTGTCTTTGTCGCCATCATTGCCTGATGCTCCCATTAATAGTAATAGTACTAATTCATCGATAAATAGTTTATAAGCTTCTTCTTGGTTTTGTGGTTTCTTTTCGAGAATCATTTTTTCGATTAAATCAGTTTTAATCGACATATTTTCGATTTTTTTAATACTATTAACGATATCGTAAGACTCAAGAGTATAAGCAATAATATAGTCGTCGGGAACACTACTCTTTAAAAAAGATGGGTGCACTTTATTATTACTATAATCATATACTACGTCTTTTAATAGAAATTGACCATGCTTATATTTGTGCCACATATCTGTTAAGAAAGCTAAGATGCTAATCTTAATTTTATGATTAGTAATGTTACCGACTAAATACGAATAAAAATTGTTGGCGTTAATTTGTTTCATAAAAAAATATCCTCCATATGAAAACAATAATACTTGTATATACTATTAGTATATCATATAGAGGATAATATTACTACTATAATACAGAGATTTTTAAATCATAAACATCTCCATAAGGAATAGAATCAGGTCCATAAAGTTTATTATCTTCCACCCACCAAAAATCAATTCTATCATTTAATTCTAAACTACTTTTAGCCCAACTTCCATAAGAATTAGTCAATTGCTTTGTTAAAAATATATATGTAGGTTGTACAAAAGCATGCCAATACAAAGATTCTCCTCTTCTTGATTTTGCGGCTATAAGATATGAAATCATGATTTGTGAATAATTTTCTGGCAAATCACAATATTTTCTAAACCACAAAACATTATTCTCTTCATGTTTATATCCTTGAGAACGATATCTGAATACCTTATTCATTCTTTCAGATTGTACATTTCCATCACCGTATAATATTTTTCCAGTACCAGAATTCATTTTAAGCCTTAATTCATTGATCTTATTATTAATATCGTCGAGATCGTTCTGAACTAAGAAGCGTTGAAAGTTGCGATTCGCATCGAGCCAACCTGGGTTATTAGTCGAACATAAGTTTACTTGATGTGTCGTGTCGTATGTGCCGATATCTAAATCGGATTCGCCGCTAGCATTTAAGCTCGATTTAATACTATGAAACGTATTCGTATTTAATAGATCTAAGGACGGAATTTTTAAACCTTCGTTAAACGTTACGAGACCGGTAAACGTATCGCCTGCTTTATTAGCTTTAGCATCGATATTTAATAGTAGATCGGCAGAGAGTTTGTCTTTCGTAATCGCATGATCACGAATCTTACGGGTCGTAACACTAGCATCGGGATGATCGAGTTCTTCTAAGGTGCGATGTTTACTTAAATCAGATTTAAGGCTATTAACTAATTGTTTAAGGCTATCGCCAGTCGTATCCAGAGATGTTTTTAAGTCATTTTTTAAATTGGCAAGCATCGAGTCGATCTGATCTTTTAAATAATATTTAGCAACTAAATCGCTCAACAAGCCGTCGACTTCGCCCTTCGTATAATGTTCTTTTAACAGATTTACTTTAGTCGGAAATAGCTTATATAATAAGAAAGCACTTAATGCTTTATCTTCGTCGAAGTTAGATTCGCCGTCGACGAATTCGTCGGACGAAATTACTTCTTTTTTGTCGACATGCTTGACTCTGTCTTTCAATCTATTTAACATGTCAGCACGTTTCGGTTCACTTTCGTTAACGGTGAACTCATAATCGTATATATTAGTTTCTGGCATATGAATATGTCCTTTCGTAGATTTAAAATATATACTATTATATTACGAAAAAATCCCCGTACATAGTACGGGGATATATTTTTATTATAAAGTATCGTTAGGTTCTAACATAACTTTTCGCCAAGAATTAGTGCTAGTCGTCGATTCTGCAATATAAAGTGCGCTATCTACTTTAGCTATTTGTCCAGCAAACGCTGGTGCTTGTGTAATATCACTTGCCATAAGCTTATCGATGCGAACGTAATCTTTTAATTTTTCGTCGACATCGCTGGCGCTAACAATCCACTTAGTACCGTTCCAGAAAATCGGCATTCCTAGAGTCGTATCGAAATATTGTTGACCGATAACTAAATGTTCAGTCGGTCTTTTTTCTGTCGGGCCAGAATGAATAATCGGAATCGTTTCGTAGGTCATCGTACCCATAGTATTAATAGGTTTATTTGGCATGAAATAAATTTCCATACTTAAATCGGCTAATGAAGCAATAACATCAGCTTTATAAGGTTCAGGAATTTCTCATTTCATAGTCTTAGCATCGGTATTTACTTCAATAACCTTAAAGCCACCTTTGCCTAATACGTTCATCATACTA